GTTTGTGGTGTGGGCATTTGATCCACTCATCCGCGCCGAGGCGGGTGTTAGGCGTCAGTTGAAGACCGGAGCCATTTCGATGCTCAGGTCAACGCTGGCGCTGTTCCAGGCTGTGACGGCTTGAACGTAGAGCGTTTGCGCAGATGCCGATAGGCCGCTGGCGACGGGCGCCGCCTCGGCAATTGCGTTGCCGGCCAAGGCCGTCGCGCCCAGGATCTCGCTGCCGCCGTTGGTTGTGCCGATCCGCAGACCTCCCGTCACGGCGTTGGCTGTGGTGTTGCGGGCATAGATGCGTTTGACCGCAAAGCCTGCGGGCAGCGGCACGGTCGCGTTGGCTGTGATTGCCAACGTCTTATCCATCGTGACGCCAGGGGCCGTGATTTCGAGGACGAACACGCGGTTGGCGATGTTTTCGAGGCGTGCCGTGCTGTAGCGCGAGACTGTCACCAAGCCGCTGGTCGAGAAGATCGCGCCACCCGCCGAATTGAGGAACGTCACGCGGCCAGCCGTGCCAGTAGGAGTGATCGAGAACTTGAAACCCTTGGGCAGGTTGTTGGGCACCGTGATCGTGATGTTAGCCGTGCCGGTGTAGCGCACATCGCGATCATTCCACGTTGCGTCGAGCACGAGGTCGCCACCCGAGTAAGGGAACGGGCCACCGGCCTCGTTGCGGACATTGACCTGACCGAACAGCGATGACTCGTCCTGCGTCAGACTGGCCTGTCCGCCATAGGTCAAACCCTGCACAACGTCACGGCACGCCAGCGCCGTTCCGGTGGCGCTCGTCATGATCTCGGCCAAGTAACCGACACAGTAACGGGTCTTTTCGATCGAAACCGCGCAGACGTTGCCGTAGGCTTCGGCGTCGATCAAACCAAGATCACCGTGGCTGATCGCGCAGCCCGCACGCCCGATGACTTCGAGCGACGGGAAGCCGCTGCACTTGGCTGTGCCGGTGGTGGTTGCCGTGGCCACAATGTCGGATGTGGCGTAACGTGTTTCGGCCAGGGTGATCGTGTTCGTGCCTGCATCACGGGTGCGCACAAAATAGACCGTCGTCTTGGCGAAGCCTGCCGTGTCCGCCATGAATACCACCGGCATGTCCACGACCATGTTCGCAAACTGCGCGTTGTCAGCCACGACGATGTTTGCCGTACTGTTGAACGTCATCACGATGTCATCAGGCGTGGCGGCCCCGTATCGATTCCCCTGCATACGACCGGCGTTCTTCATCTGATTCAGGACGCAGCCGGAAGGCCCGAACGCCTCCCACACGATCGAGCGGTTGCGACGGTACTTGCAGTAGGTGTACAGCTCGTCAGTGATCGTGCTGTTGCCAGGGAGCAGCGCCGCAGACAGCGCAGCGCCCAAGCGAATGCCAGAACCGTACTCAAGCTGCGTCGAAGTCCACAGCTTGCCGATGAGGATGTGCTGGAAGTTGATGAGATTGAACGCGAAGTCGTCGGTCTGATCGAAGGCGTAAAGCTCGTCAACTGCGCCATCAATCAGGCCCATCGCGAAGTAGGCACCAATGTCCACCGCACGCTTGCCGCCGATGAACGTGATCCCGATGATCTTGACACCGGAGATGCCGTCTTCAGCGATGTCGGCAGGTTCGGTGCCGCGAGCCGTGTTGTTGTACTTGAACCCGGTCACGCCAGCGGCCAGTAGGAAGCGCGTGCCGCCTTCAGTCGAGAACCCTGCGTCGGGCACGTCACCGTCGAACACCAGACGTGGCTTGACACCGATGTGCGACACGTTCTTGACCAGGGTGATGTCCGTGGCCAGGGTGTAATCCGCCGCCTCGTAAACCACAGTTCCACCGCCAACAACAACGCACATGGACTGCGCCACTTCGATGCCGAGGCTGTCCCGAGTCGGAGGCACCACAGCAAAGCCCACCACACCACCGCCCACCGGCTGGCCGTCTGGGGTGATGAGTGAGCCGGTCGGGAGGCCATTCGTGTCCAGATTGACCAGCACCTGCGTGGTCGTCGGGCCATCGACATCCCAGCCCGAGCCGGTTTGCACTGCGGTGATGTTGCTCATGTCGCGCTCCTTACGCTGCGTTGGCCATGCGCGAAGCCATGGCGTCGGTCATGGATTGCTGCGCGGCCTGCTGTTGCATGGCCTGCTGCTGGTTCTGCTGGTCTTGCTTGCGCGCGTCGCGCAGGGCCTGCACCTTCTTGGCCTCGGGGACGATCGACTTGGGCACGCCCAATCCGTTGGCTACGATGCGGTTCGCCTCGTCGATGTCCACCAGGTCGCGCGCCTCGGGCCACACCGGCAACTGCAGGCCGATGGCTTGCACGTACTGCTGCACCGCGGTCACGTCTTCGAGCTTCTGGCTGCGTGCCAGTGGGCTGATGTACTTGACGTGGAACGACCGGCCGCCCAGACCTTGCGGGGCTTGACCCAGCATGCCGGCTCGGTAGGCGATGCCGAAGCAGCGCACCACCAGCGGCTGCAAAAATTCGGCTTGCAGGCGCCCGAACACAGGGCCAAGCAACTGGCGGATCAGGGCGACACGCACATGCACCTCGGTGGCAGTCATGGCGGGCCCGTCCTGGGGCTGCAGCTGATCGGCGAGCAAGCGCTTGCGGATGGCGCGCTCGAGCCGTTCCTCGGCCGTGAACGCCACATTGAAGTCGGCGCCCGTCAGCAGCGGTTTCATGCTTTCCACGCTGTTGGCGACGATGACCTTGCGCGGCCCCACCTTGATGGTCTTGGGGTTGAGCACGCCGTCGTCCTCGGCGATCCACATGCCGGCCACGGCCAGCTCGGTGGCGCTCAGTTCATTGGCGCGCAGGCGGTTTAGCAGTCGGATGTCGGGCAGCGCGGACGCCACCGGGCCAGTCGCATAGGCCGACTGAGGCAGGCGGGACCAGCGCGGCACGATGACGGGCATCTCGTGGTAACCCGACTCGCGGACAGGATGCTTGGCGGCCTTCTCGATGACGATGGACGCAACGGGCAGATTCTTGGCCAGCAACGCGCCGGGAACGCTCAGGGCGCGCGGCTCGATGATGTGCACGAAGTCGACCATGGTCTCGGGCTTGTTCATGGCCGCGTCTTGCGTGCGCTCGCTCAAGGCCTTGAAGCCGTAGACCGTGGCCGCCTGCTCGGCGGTCATCTGGTAGGCGCGCTCGACGATGTCCACCGGCCCGCCCGGCTTGCTGCTGGCTGGGAAAACCTGGTGCAGCGGCCACGTCTCGAAGGTGTAGCCGCCCACGTCGCGGTCTTGGTCGATGTAGAGCGCGCAGTAGCCGGCGGCCACCACGTCGAACATGGCGTCGAAGACCTCGGCGTCGAAGTTGCTCGCGTGGATGTTCTCCCAGATGAACCGGGCAGAGTCCGACAGCCAGCGCTTGTCATTCTCGCTGGCGCCGGCCACATCCATCTCGAACCACTGCGCATTCGCAGGCGTGGCACCGGCCACCAAGTTGGCGGTCAGGTTCTCGGCAGCATCGGCAGACACCGACGACAGCACGCGGGCGCGCTTGGTCTGCTCGGTGGCGGCGTCAAACGTCGCATCCCCGCTGAAGCCGAAGCCACGTGCGGGGTGGACGTAGTCGTAGCACTCCCGCGTGATGTGCTCATTGCGCAGGCGCTCAGACCGGCGCTGCTCGTGGCGCTTGAGGTACTTCTCGACGCGGGATTGATCCATCACTGGCCTCCGAGTGTTGCGGCGCCTCGCGCCATGACGGTGGAGGTCATGGCAGGCGATGCCTGGGTGCCGCCTGCGGTGGCCTGCGACGGGCGGCTGCCTCGGGTCATGAGGGTGTTGGCCTTGGCGCGCACGCGCTTGGCCGCCACCGCGGCATTTGCATCGACCTGCGCCTGGTTCTCGGCTGCAATCCGCTGGTTCTCAGCCTCGACGCGCGCGGCCTCACGGTCGCGCTCTGCGTCGCGCTTGCTGTAGCCGCCACCACCACCGCCGCACATGGCGTCAGGCCTTCACGGGCGAGCCGTAGGCGGCAGGGACAACCCAGCCGGCTTTGCTCAGGTGGGCGGACTTGCCGGGCGTGACCGGGGCGGCAGCAGGGGCAGCCACGGCCGCGACTTCGGCCTGCTGCTCGGCCTGCGCTGCACGCTGCTCGGCTTCCAGGCGGGCCAGGCGCTCGGCTTCGAGTTGAGCGCGCAAGATGGCCACCTCGTCGGCGAGTTCAGGCGCTTGGCCTTCTGCTGCCCGGTCGGTTTCGGCTGCGTCGTTCTGGGCTTGTTCGGTGGCGACTTCCTCGACCTTGGCGGGTTCGCCAGGCACTTGGACGGCGCGGGCTGCTTTGGCCATGCTGCACTCCGGTCAGTTGAATGTGTGACCGTTGCAGTGTTTGCCGGGAGGCTGGCAGCGTTCCCGACCATGCGACTCAGTTCAACAGGGTGAGCTGCCTTGCGTCGATGGTGTGCGGCTCGTCCTTGGCTGCCTTGGGCGCGCGCACGGTGTGCTCGGTGCCGCACAGGGGGCAATGGATCGTGCCGCCCTCCCAGGACTCGACGTACTTGGGTTTGATGCCGGTGCGTGGGTCGCCATGCCTGGGCACCTTGTCGAACGTGCGCCCCGTCTCGCGCATCCACAGCGCAATCAGCAGCTCGCCCTGGTGCATCTTGGGGTCGGCCTCCTGGTTGCGCAGATCCAAGAGCGTGGGCTTGCTGATGCCGGTGCAGGCCGTGATGACCCGCAGCGTCAGCCCTTTGTCGCGCAAGTCGGCCAGCACGCGGAACCAGTCCACGCGCTTGACTTTGACTTGGCGAATGAGGTTCATTTGCCCTCCGCCAGGATCGAAATGATCCGCCTGAACAGCGACGTGTGAGTTTTGGCGCGTGGCTTGAAGTACACCGCGCTCGGCCCACATCGCCCTGGGCGGTCTTCTCGCTCATGGACGCAAAAGTACCGGGGGCCGCCGTCTACCATCGAGACGGTGTTCGCGCACTTGTGGTGCTCTGGCAGCAACCCCGCAACGACGTGGTCGCAGTTCACACAGAAGGGTGGCGCTTCTCGTTGTTCCATGTGTCACCTCACAACCAAAAGCGCGGCGTCCCGCGCGTGCTCATTCGTCCGGCCTGCCCAGCCAGTCAGGCGCTGGAACTGCTCGGCCGTCCATTTCGTTGCTCCTGCCTGGGGCTTGACTGCGCGATAAGCGATGCCATGGGAGCCGAGAAAGTCGGCCCAGATGGTGCAGTCGCGTTTGATCGAGCCGGCTCCCTGCAGTGCTTCGGCGCCCTTGCTGGCAAACCACGTGCGCAGGCGGGCATCCTCGAACGTGACCGAGTGCAGCTGGCCGTCACCATGCAGGCGCAGGACTTCGGCCATGGCCTCGTGGATCAGCAAGGCTTTGCACTCAGTCAGGCGGCGCTGCGCGTCGCACCAGACTGCGAAACCGGTGTTCTTGCCTGGGTCGATGCCGATTCTCAGCATGCTCGCCCCTTCGCCTTGAACTGATCGCACCTGACCGGCTGCGTCACGCTGGGCACGAACTGCGCGCACAGCCTGAGGGAGCCCTTGGCGCAGTCGGCGCAGCGGTGCATGCCGTTGTCGTGGCCGTCGAGCGGTGCGGATGCGTGCTCTGCAGGCGGTGCTGGGCGCTTGCAGCTGCTGGAGGTGTGGCCCCATTGGCCGCACTTGAGACAGGGGTCGGTCTTGCTCATGCCTCACCCCCGAAATGCGCGCGCGGGCGCGAGGTGCTGACGGTGGCCCAAGGCCGGTGCGGGAACTCATCGAACGACACAGAACGGTCGGAGGCGGCTCCCGTGAACTGCTGGCTCTCCTGGTCGAACCACAGAGCCACCTTGCCCTCCCACTCCCCGTTGCGCTGCTTGTCGCAGATCAGCAGGGCGTCGGGCTCATCGGCGGTGACTGGCTTGCCCTCCTGCTGGTCGCGCTCCTTGCGCTTGTTGCGCCAGACCACGATGAAGTTGTCCACCTGGTCGGAGATGGAGCCCGATCCCTTGGCGTCGAACTTGCCGGGGGTCTGTTCTTCGCTGGCCAGCTTCTTGATGTGGTGCACGAGGTGGATGTGCACGCTGCAGTCACGAGCCAAGGCGCAAAGCTCGTCCAAGAATTCCTTCTGGCCGTTGTAGTCGTCCTCGCCCTTGACGCACTTCATGAGGCTGTCGATGAACACGTGCCCGATGCGCAACTCCTTGGCACAGTAGCGGGCCACCCCGAGGATGGTTTCGGCGTCAACCGTTCCCTGCTGGTCGTACAGCCACAGCTTGCGATCGGTCCAGTACCCGAACTGGCGGTAGCTGTCGCGGGCAATGTCCGCCATTTCCGGGGTGTCGTTGGGGGACACCGGGCGCAGGCCTGACCACTGGCGGGCCATGCGCTTGAGGGTGCTGACGGGCTTCATCTCGAAGGAGGCGATGCACACCCGCTCGCCCTGCCCCATGAGCGACAGCCCCACCTGGCCGGTCACCAGGCTTTTGCCGTGGCCGTTGATGCCGGCCCAGAGCGTGACCTCACCCGGGCGGAACTTGAACTTGTCGTGGGTCTTGTCCCAAGGCAGGAAGGCGCCGGGCTCCTTCTGGCCGGAGAACAGGGACTCGATGATGTCGTCCACGTACTCGGATGCCGGGCGCACCTTCTGGCGTGCCTCGGTTTCGCGGATGTAGGCGCGGAAGTCGATGCTGTCGCGCTCGATCACTTGGGCCATACGGTTTTGACTCCTTCGGGGGCGTAACGGGTGGCCTTGACGATTCGCTCGTCGTAGGGGCGGCTTGCGTCGAAGAAAAAGGCCTCGACCTTGGCGGCTCCTGCGTTGAAGCAGGCGCGGGCCACTCGGTCGGTGCTGTCGTCGTTGGGGCCGTGCACGAGGACATGGGTGTCCACGATTGCGCGCAGGTCTTGGCGCTCGATGGTGGCCACCTCTTCGGGGGTGAGGTGGATGTCGGCGTGCCTGCCGGCCTGCTGCGTGAGCTGCTTGCACCAGGCCTGCAGGGGTTGGGTTTCGACCCACACGAATGTCGGCTTGGACCCTGCCATGCGCATGCGGATGATTGCGTCGATGCCTTCCATCACACGGCCCCCGCAAAGCGCCGATCGGGCTCTGGTGCAGGCGCAACGGGCACAGGACCCTTTCGGGCTGCGTCCTCTCGCCTGCCTCGAACCGTGGCCAGGGCGTACACGAACCCCTTGCGCCGCCTCACCGCTTCAGCGGCAGCATCAGCGAACTCGGTGAGCGTCACCCCTGCATCGACCAAGGCAATGAGGTCTGGATGGGATGGGCTTGCATCGGCCATGCCTGCCTGCCTCATGGCCTTGGAGGCCAGGCCGTAGGCCGAGGGCTCGCACGCTGAGTGCGAAGCACTCTCTTGGTGTTTGGTGTCTGGTGCTTGGTGAGCTTTCGCCTGGGTTTCGCTTTCAGAACCCACAAGAAACCCGCTGGGTTTTTCTTGGGTTTCTGTTGGGTTCTTCTTTGGGCGCCCACCCTTTTTCCCATTTGCCTGTGCGGTGCCGATGCGGGCCTGTGCTTTTGCCACCTCTTCATCGGCGCGGCGGTTGCACCAGACCCCATCCGTGAGCACGAAGAACTCGGCCAGGACGGCGTCAACGGCCTCGCGTTCGTCACGTGTGCGGGCGCGTGCCAGGCGGTGGGCCTGGTCTGCTGGAATGCCCTTCTCGGTGGCGTAGTACCGATCGAGCAGCAAGCGATAGGCGCCGTGCTCCAGCATCGACAGGTGGAGCGTGTCCTTGGCGTAGTCGCCGAGATGGTGCTCGTAGTAGTTCACGCCCCCCTCCCCATGCTGAAGATGGATGCCGGGCCGACGGTTTCGCGCCAGGTTCGGCCTCGGCGGATGTCCTCGATGGCCTTGCGGTCAACGCCAAAGCGCGCGGCCAGGACGGTGCTGTGCTCGTCTGATGCGCGGACCTCTCGAGCTTTCT